GGAAACCAAGGAAATGCCATGAGTGTAACAAGAATATTAAAAACCAGATTGTATCAGGCAAGAAGAACAGCATGGAAAGTAGCACAACCTGCTAATGTACGTAAGGTTATGTTGGATGCTAAAGGTGCAATTAGTAAAAATGAAGCATAATGAAATTTAGAAACAGTTGGAAATCAACCACTAAACAGTGGGACAAGTTTGCAGTAAGATTAAGAATATCTGCACTGGACATTTTAACTATAGAAGTAGATATCTCAAGAGAGTTCTACATGCTAACAATATTAAACTTAACAATTAAAAATAGATAACCATGAAAAAGATAAAATCAGTTAAAAAGTATGAGGCTGGCGGAGCTTCAGACACCATGTGCCCTCCGGGAGGAAAGTGTGGTAAAACTAGAACCTTAAGAGGAAAAACACAAAGATTTAAAACAGGTCCTTCTCCAGGTAGAACTTGGATGTCAAACATGGCTGAAGGTGGGTCAACCACAGATGAGTGTTTTGATGGAGGTGGTAGAAAACGTGGTAAAGGTTGCAAATCAGTAACCAAATACGGGCGTAGAAGTATTCCTGAACCAGTTAAAAAAATAGCAGGTGCCGCAGCAGCTGGTGTTGGCGCAGTCTTAGCTAATAAAAAATTTGGTCTTGTAGAAAAGGCTAAAGAAGCTATGGGCTTGAAAAAAGGTGGATCTGTTAAAAGAAAGATGCAAAGTGGTGGTACAGCAAATAGCACATTAGCTGATTCAGAAAGAAGAATTGCTTCTTCTGCAAGAGCAGCAGCTACTGCTAAACCTACTCCGTCATCAATGCAAAAAGGAGGAACATCATCTAGCAGAAAAATGACAGTTAACATGAATCCTGTTAAGAAAAGCAAGTATACTACTCCTACAAGAAAAACACCAATGGCTCAAAATGGTGGTGCATTTGCTGCTAAAATTAAACCAGTTGTTAAAGCAGTAAAAGCTGTTAAAGCAACAGTTAAGAGAAGAGGTTAATAACCATTCTTAATTAAACTACTGAAATCCAGGTGACTTAGATTACCTGGATTTTTTGTTTTAAATATATTTGGTTTAAACAAAAATTGTATATTTGTCTAAACTTAAAAAATATATAATGGAAAATAACAACCAACAACAAGAGATGGAGAATATGACTCCAGAGCAGTTAGATGCTAGAAAAGCTGAGATGAAACAGTTCTTTGAAGAAGCAGTTCCATTCTTAGAAGCACAGCATAAATATGAGAAGCTACTTGCTGAGATCTCAGAATTTAAGTACAAAAGATTCCAGTATGATACACAGTATTCTATGCAGGTGTATCAAATGCAACATCCGGAAGAATTTGAAACTGAAGAAAGATATACTCAAGAAAAACCACAAGCTGAACAACCTGTAAAAGAGAGAAAGCTTAAAAGAGGATAATCATGGCTTTAGTAAATCAAGTACAGAAAAGAGTCAAGATGCCTAAATGGGATGTTGTCAAATTCCAGATACTTACACATTGTTATATCAATAGGATTGCAATGAGTGAGTCAGACTTGAATTGCTTAACATTATTGAGCTTTAATCAGCCTATAGAACTTACACACTTTTGTTATGATGCATCTTCAGAAGAAGATCCAATCTTTAAGTCTCCCCAGACAGTAAGAAACTGCATTAACAAAGCTGAGAAAAACAATCTAGTTTTAAAAGATACAGATAACAAGAAGGTGATAACTATAAATCCTGATCTAAAGATCCAAACAGATGGTACAATCTTATTAGACTATAAATTTTTAGGAGATGATCCCAAAGAAGTCTAATAAGCTCTATAAAGAAGTTGCTGAAGATTTAGACATCTCAGAAACTTTAGTGAGAGAATTTGTAGAATTCTACTATAATGAAGTAAGGCAACTTCTAAGTAACTTGACTGATCCTAGGATCAATATAGAGGGTTTAGGACAATTTGTAATAAAGCCTCATCTTGTGAGAAAAGCAATACCTAGATATACCAAGTCTTTAGAGAACCATGATACATCTACATTTGCAGCATACTATAATAAGAAAGGTGTGGAAACTAAACTGGACTTATTAATACAAATGGAGCAAAAGATTGCTGAACAGGAACTTAAAAAAGAAAACTTTAAAAAAACCAAATATGAAAGCAGTTCTAAAAACAATCTGGGAGAATAGAAAAGGAATCCTAGAAGGTATTAAAAACTCTGTAATCAGAGATGAGTTTGTGGAGGACATAGCAAGAATGAGACATGACATCTGTGATGGTTGTGAGCATTTAGACACTAAAGGAAAACAGTGTGCTATGAAAGGCACTCAACCTTGTTGTGCTGAATGTGGATGCTCATTAGCATTTAAGACAAGGTCACTTGCATCAGGATGTCCTAAAGGTAAATGGGATGCAATTGCTACTGAAGAAGAGGAAGATCAATTAGATAACCTTAAAGATTAGCACTATGGAACCAGAAAACAACATGTACGGTGGATATATAGATTTAGCAAAGTATGATCCATTAACAACTGTACTCCCATCTTCCGGAAATGGTTTATGGGATAAAATAGTTACTGACCGCAGTATTTATAATTCTCCTACAGATCCTGTAGAAGATAAGTTAATTGAGATGGAAAAGAAAATGAATGCTCTTGACTTAAAGTATTCACTTCTCAAACTTAAGATACTTGGTATCCAAGGTATATTTACTCAAGAAGAGATAAGTAATGTTAGAAAAATGCTGATGTCAGAAGATGAAGCATCAAGAACTTTAGCTGATACAATTATAGAAAATGCTTAATACACTAGAAGAAATATTTGGAAACATGCATGATATGCAGGAAAGAACTGTTCACATGTATACTGGTGCATATGGTATGGAAATGGTTTCTCATGCAATGGCTGTAAATAATGCTACTGGTTATTTAGAGTGGGCTATGGAAAGAAACCGGATTGATAAACAAACTGGTAAGAGTTTAATAGACATGTTAAAATCTCCAGATCATGATAATTTTAACCTGGCTTTATTAGCCATAGAACAAATGACAAATGAGCATAGTATTTAATGCACAAGAACATAGTTACAAAAGTATAGATGGTTCTGAAGGAATCAACTGGACAAGTGTAACCACACTTATTTCAAGTCTCAAAAAACCTTTTGATGCTAAGGCTGTAGCTGCTAGAGTAAGTAAAAGTAAACGCTCTAAGTGGTTTGGTATTGAACCTAAAGTGATTGAACAGATTTGGAAAAATGAAGCTGACAGAGCAGTAACTCTTGGTACATATTATCACAACCAAAGAGAAGCTGACTTATGTTCTTTAGCTTCTATTGAGAGAGAGGGTGTAACAGTACCTGTAATTTCTCCATCCGGAGAACATGAAGGTATTAGACTTGCTCCTTCACAAAAGTTAGATCCAGGCGTGTATCCAGAACATATGGTTTATCTTAAGTCTACAGGTATCTGTGGACAATCTGATTTAGTAGAAGTAGTCAATGGTAAAGTAAATATCATTGACTACAAAACTAATAAGGAGATTAAGACGGAAGCATTTACTAATTGGGAGGGTATTACTGAAAAGATGCTTGATCCAGTTAGTCATTTAGATGACTGTAACTTTAATCATTATGCATTACAGCTCAGTATTTATATGTATATTATTCTTAAGCATAATCCTAAGTTAAGACCAGGAAGAATATTTATACACCATATCATATTTGAACAAGAAGGAGAAGATGAATATGGGTACCCAATTTCTGCAAAAGATTCTTATGGTAACCCAATTGTTAAAGAGGTAATTCCAATGGCTGTCCCTTATCTAGTAGATGAAGTAATCTCAATACTACATTACATTAAGGACAATCCTGTTGTAAAAAAGAAATAATATGATAACAAGATTATTTGATGTACAAAATGGTGTAGTAGTTCCTACAGAACATTGCTATACACTAAAGGCATTAAAAGATATAATGGATAACTATCCAGATGATCACTTAAAGATCTATCTGTATTTGTTTTACATGACATGTCCTAATCCGGATATGAACCCATTCTTCAATACCCCAGACATTGATAAGGAAGATCTCATACTAAAAGAAATAGAAGCGGAGTTTTCTACTGAAGATCAAGATATTTATATAGCATTAGAATTCTGCAGAAGAATGTATGAGACTCCTACCTCTAGAGCATACAAAGGTATGGCATCTATGTTAGATAGATTAGCCAGATATATGGAGACAACACAGATTACTGCAGGTAGAGATGGTAATATTAATTCACTAGTTGCAGCCGCTAAGAATTTTGATCAGATTAGAGCATCCTTCAAAGGAGTTTACAAAGACTTACAGGATGAGCAATCTAGTAAAGTACGTGGAGGTCAGGGATTAGCTTATGACAGTTAATTATGAGTGAGATTTATCAAGATATACCCTGTTGGGATAATGGTACATGGACAACAGTATCATTTGATTCTAGAGATGCTTTCTCTAGATCTATTGCTGAAATATTTTCTGAACCAGGAAAGTATGAGTTTGATGAGACAAGTTATTTGTTTAATCAAGAAGCAGTAAAATTTAGAGACCAGAATGTATACTGTACATTTCCATTTAGGTCTAAAGATTTTATTAGTTACTGGGATGACCAGAAACATAAATGTAGAAAAGGTGTTTTCTATATAAATGGTACTAAGAGATGGTACCTTACAAGAGACTACTATATGTGGTTAAACTTCTTACCAATCTTTGATAAGGAGCAACAAAAATTTGACTTTGCAAAAATCAGGGATGCACAGTATCATATGGCTTTATATGAATTACTTGCTGAACTTAACTATAAACATGCAGCTATCTTAAAGAAACGTCAGATAGCATCCTCATATTTTCACATCTCTAAGTTACTTAATCAGCTTTGGTTTGAAGCAGGGGTAACTTTAAAGATGGGAGCCAGCCTCAAAGATTATATCAATGAGAAAGGTTCTTGGAAATTTTTATCGGAATATGCTGCTTTCCTAAATGAACATACTGCATGGTACCGTCCAATGTCTCCAGACAAGGTCTTAATGTGGCAGCAAAAGATTGAAGTAAGAAAAGGAGACAGAAAAACAGAAGTGGGTCTAAAGGGTACCATGCAAGGTATGTCTTTTGAAAAAGATCCAACTAATGGTGTAGGGGGTCCAGTAAAATACTTCTTTCATGAGGAAGCAGGAATTGCACCTAAAATGGATCAGACATATGAGTACATGCGCCCAGCCATGAGATCAGGTATGATCACCACAGGTATGTTTATTGCTGCTGGATCTGTAGGGGATTTATCTCAATGTAATCCATTAAGAGATATGATCCTTAACCCTACATCTAAAGATATATATGCAGTTGAAACAAATTTGATAGATGCAAAGGGTACTATTGGTCTGTCAGGTTTATTTATTCCGGAGCAATGGTCAATGCCACCATACATTGATGAGTATGGTAATTCACTTGTAGAGGCTGCATTAAAAGCATTAGATGAGCAGTTTGCTAAATGGAAAGATGAATTAGGACCAGAAGATTACCAGTTAAGGATTTCTCAGCACCCTAGAAATATTGAAGAGGCTTTTGCTCATAGAACAATATCAGTATTCCCAACTCATTTACTTACTGCACAGCAAAGAAGAATTGAGGATAAAGAATATGCATATGAGTACTTAGATATTTCAACAGACTCAAATGGAAAACCAACAGTAAAGCCCTCTAACAAACTTCCAATTAGAGAATTTCCAATTACTAAAAAGACTGAAGATAAAACAGGAGTATTGGTTGTATGGGAAAGACCAATAAAAGATCCAGCATTTGGTCAGTATTATGCTTCTATTGACCCCGTATCAGAGGGTAAGACAACAACATCTGAATCATTATGTTCTATCTATGTTATGAAAGCTCCTGTAGAAGTTACTAAAGTAACAGGAGTAGAAACAGAAACATACATTGAACCAGATAAGATTGTAGCTGCTTGGTGTGGTAGATATGATGACATTAATAAAACACACCAGAAACTAGAATTAATTATAGAGTGGTATAATGCATGGACAGTAATTGAGAATAACATCTCATTGTTTATTCAGTACATGATATCTAGAAAGAAACAAAAGTACTTAGTGCCTAAGAGTCAAATCATGTTCTTAAAAGATCTAGGTGCCAATGCTAACGTCTTCCAGGAGTATGGTTGGAAAAATACCGGTACATTGTTTAAGCAACACTTGCTTAGTTATGCAATTGAGTATACAAAAGAAGAGTTGGACATTGAGACTAAAACAGATGGTACAATTGTACGTACAAAATACGGTGTTGAGAGGATACCTGACATGATGCTCTTAACTGAAATGAGGGAATACTCAGCAGGAGTCAATGTGGATAGACTTGTTTCCTTTGCAGCCTTAGTTGCATTCATGAGAATTCAACAAGCTAATAGGGGTTATGCAAAAAGAGTTATCATGGATGACACTGCTAAAAACTTGCAAAAGTCAGAAAATTTGTTTAAATTAAATAGAAGTCCATTCCGTCACATGGGAAGAGGTCAACTTGCAAATGGACAAGGATTTAAAAAGTCCCCATTTAGAAACTTAAAGTAAAAGATATGCAAATTATAAATGCAATACAAGCTAAAAAGGGTGCTAAAACTGATCATAATAGATTAGCATCCATCACCCAACCATTACAATTTCTTTCTAGAAAGGAAAAGGATGAGCAATGGGCTGCTTGGAACTTGGACTGGGTTGAATGGAAAGGACTGGTTCAAATCCGCAGAAATGCCCGCAGGTTAATGAAGAACTACAAACTTGCAAAAGGTATTATAGACAAGTCAGATTATATTGTAGAAGATAACAATGACTATAGAGATATTGTAGAGATCTTAACAAAAGAAGATCAGTCAGCATTAGAGTTAAAGTTTTATCCAATTATCCCAAATGTAATCAATGTACTTGTTGCAGAGTTTGCAAAAAGATCAACTAAACTTACATACAGAGCGGTAGATGAATTCTCATATAATGAGATGATAGAGCAAAAGCGCAAGATGGTTGAAGAAACATTAATGGCTGATGCACAAATTAAACTTACTGCAGCTTTATTAGAGCAAGGATTAGATCCTGAGTCTCAAGAAGCACAACAACAAATGAGTCCAGAAAATCTTAAAACATTACCAGAGATTGAGCAATTCTTTAAAAAGGATTACAGATCTATGGTAGAAGAATGGGCAGCACATCAACATAAAGTAGATGTAGAAAGATTTAGAATGGATGAGCTAGAAGAAAGAGCTTTCCGTGACATGCTTATTACAGATAGAGAGTTCTGGCATTTCCGTATGATGGAAGATGACTATGAAGTAGAGTTATGGAATCCAGCAATTACATTCTATCACAAATCTCCGGATTCAAGATATATCTCTCAATCTAACTGGGTTGGGAAAACAGATATGATGACTGCAGCAGATGTTATTGATAAGTATGGTTATATCATGACAGAAGAACAGTTGGAAGCACTAGAGGCTGTATATCCAATTAGATCTGCTGGATACACTATTGGTGGTGTTCAGAATGACGGATCATTCTATGATGGTACTAAATCACATGAGCAAAATGTCAACATGCCTTCATTGGGATATAGACAATACACTACTGCAATGGGAGGATCTGTATTAGAATCTGGAGACATTATCAATCAAATCCTAAGTGAAGGAGAAGATTACTATGATCAAGGAACAGCATTCTTATTAAGAGTATCTACAGTATATTGGAAGTCACAAAGAAAGATTGGTCACTTGACTAGTGTTGCTGAAAATGGTGAGGTTACTAATGAGATAGTAGGAGAAGAGTATAAAGTAGAGAACAAACCTATTTATGATACAAGACTCTTTAAGAATAAAACTAAAGATAATATAATCTTTGGTGATCATATTGACTGGATCTGGATTAATGAAGTATGGGGTGGTGTAAAGATTGGACCAAACATCCCTTCATTCTGGGGTATGAATAACCCTGGTGGGTTCTCTCCAATTTATATTGGTATTGATAAGAACCACATTGGACCACTTAAGTTCCAATTCAAAGGAGATAATACACTATATGGTTGTAAGCTTCCTGTAGAAGGATCTGTATTCTCAGATAGAAATACTAAATCAACTGCATTACTAGACTTAATGAAACCATACCAGATTGGTTATAACATTGTAAATAATCAGATTGCAGATATCTTGGTTGATGAGTTAGGTACTATCATTATGCTTGATCAGAATACTTTACCTAGACACTCATTAGGAGAAGACTGGGGGAAAGGAAACTTAGCTAAAGCATATGTAGCAATGAAGAACTTCCAGATGCTTCCTCTTGATACTTCTATTAGTAACACAGAGAATGCATTGAACTTCCAGCATTTCCAAAAACTAGATCTATCTCAGACAGAAAGATTAATGTCTAGAATCAATATTGCAAACTACTTCAAGCAACAAGCTTATGAAGTAATTGGCGTTAATCCACAAAGGATGGGACAACAGTTATCTCAGATGACTGCTACAGGGGTAGAACAAGCCGCTGCATCATCTTATGCACAGACAGAGGTGTTCTTTATCCAGCACTGTGATTATCTAATGCCTAGAGTACACCAAATGCGTACTGACTTAGCACAATACTATCATAGTACTAAACCATCTGCAAGATTGACTTATATCACAGGAGCAGATGAAAAAGTAAACTTCCAGATAAATGGTACAGATCTTTTAATGAGAGACCTTAACATTTTCTGTAGTACTACTGCAAACCATAGAGCTGTGCTTGAACAATTAAAACAAATGGCCATGACTAACAATACAGCAGGAGCTAGTATTTATGATCTTGGTAAAATTGTTCAGTCAGACTCAATTGCTCAGCTTAATACTGTTCTTAAAGCTTCTGAAGAGAAACAACAAAAACAAAAACAAGAGGAGCAACAACAACAGCAACAAATGCAGAAAGAACAACTTGATTCTCAAGAGAAACAAAAACAAATGATGATTCAAGCTGAAGCTGAAAAACAAGCTGCACAACTTGAGAATAACATTACTGTTGCTGAGATTAGAGCTGCTGGTTATGGTGCTGCTGTAGATGTTAATCAGAATCAAATGTCTGATTATCAAGATGCAATGAAAGAAATCCGTCAGACAGAACAGTATCAACAACAAACTAATCTTGCAAGGGATAAGCAATCTAATGAGAATTTAAGACACTCACAGAAGATGGCTATTGAGCAAGAGAAGTTACAAGTACAAAAAGATATTGCTAATAAACAGTTAGAAATTGCTAGAATTAACAAAAACAAGTTTGACAAAGGAAGTAATGATAAAAAGAAAGACTAGGTTAGCTATATAGTACAAAAAAATACCAAGGGCCTTTTAAATTTGTCAAGTTTATTTAGTATATTAAAGTATAAACAAAAACCAACAACATGAGTAAAGAGATTGATGACCTTAACAAAGGTGTCCAAGATTCTACAACGGTAGATCTAGTAGATGTAAATATTGATGAGTTATTTGGTACACCCGGAGCAGAGAATATTATGTTACCTGCAGATGGGGATAAAGCAGATGATAAACCAAAGTCTATGTTCTCCAAAGAGAATGTAGACACCTCGTTCCTTGACAACCCTGCTAAACCTTCTAATAAAGAAGAGGAAGCAGAAAAGAAAGCAGAAGTTGAAGAAACAATTGCTGAGCTTGATAACTTAATTAGTCAAGAAGAAGATGCTGGTAACAAAGGAAGACCAAAGGTTGATAAATCTGGTCTTTATGAGTTAGCACAAAAAATGATTGAGGAAGGTTCTTTAGTTCCTTTTGATGATGATAAACCATTAGAAGACTATAGCACTAAAGACTTTAGAGAGTTGTTTGAAGCTAACTTCCAAGAAAGAGAAGACAAGATCAAACAAAATGTTCCAAAAGAATTTTTTAATGCACTACCAGAAGAACTTCAGATTGCAGCTAAGTATGTTGCAGATGGAGGACAAGACTTAAAAGGATTATTCAGAACACTTGCACAAGTGGAAGAGATGATCCAATTAGATCCATCTGATGAGTATGACCAAGCTGAGATTGCAAGACAGTATCTTTATGCTACCCAATTTGGAACACCTGAAGAAATTGAATCAGAAATCCAAGATTGGAATGACTTAGGTAAACTAGAGCAAAAAGCTAATCAGTTTAAACCAAAGTTAGATAGAATGCAAGAAGAGATTGTTGCAAGACAGTTGGCAGAACAAGAGCATAAAAAAGAACAACAAGCTCAAGCAGCAAGAGCATATACAGATAATGTATATAATACACTTTTGACAGGTGAATTAGGAGGTATCAAACTTGATAAAAAGACACAGAGTCAACTTTACTCAGGATTAGTACAACCTAACTACCCTTCAATTTCTGGTAAACCTACAAACATGCTTGGACACTTATTAGAAAAGTATCAGTTTGTAGAACCAAGACATGACTTAATTGCTGAAGCTCTTTGGTTACTTTCAGATCCAGAAGGATACAAAGGAAGAGTAAGAGAGCAAGGTGGTAAACAAGCCACTGAGAAAGCAGTAAGAATGTTGAAAACAGAGGAGGCTAGAAAGAACACAGCAACGGCCCGTGATGAAGAGCCGGAACAAAGAACTTCTAGCAACAGACCTCAAAGAACAATTCCTAGAAACAATGGCAACATCTTTAGGAAATTTTAATTAGTAACAATTTAAATTAATATAAAAATGGCAACTCCAGTTTTAAACAATGGTATATTCCTCAGGGATACCGCTTACAACGCAAGTTCCCATGTGGATTCTTACCACTTGGTTAACATGCTGAAAGATGCTGAGCCTATGGACTTAGGCCCAGTTGACTTATGGGCTATGGCTCAAAAGGTTGAAATGCCTCTTTATCAAATGTCTTCATTTGGTGGAAAAAATGTTATCATGGTAGATAATGCTCGTGGAGAGTACAAATGGCAGACACCAGTGTCTACTGACCTACCTTATATCATTGAGGATATTGAACCAAACAATGAGTTCAAAGGTATTGAAGGTTCTACTTTCCGTATCAAATTAAACAGACGTGAGTTTGGACATGGTGATATCATCACTTATGACAAATACAACGGAGTTGAGATGTACATTACTGCAGATGATATCCTTAACATTGGTGATGGATTTATCTATACAGTACAATTGGTAAACAATGACAACTTCAAATACTTGGATAACAAGTACTTGAACAATGGTACCAAAGTATTCCGTAAAGGTTCTGCACGTGGTGAGTATGGTGAGAGATTCTCTGACATTACAACAAGAACAGGATTCCGTGAATTCTACAACTTTGTTGGTGGTGCTGAAGCTCACGTTCACTATTCTATCTCTAGCCGTGCTGACTTGATGATCAAAGGTGGAATGAATGCAGATGGTACAGTTCCTGTAACTGAGATCTGGAGAACATTTGACAAAACTATGGATCCATCTGTGACTTCTTTGGAAGACATGGTAAAAGTAATGGGTAAAGATAAAGTTAAGAAAGCATTTGATAATGGTGACTTATCTAGAACTTTCCTTACTGGAATGGAAGCTGCTCACTTAACTAAAATTGCTTC